CGTGACTATGACATCAACAACGACAGATTTCCTTGTCGTCTAGATATTATGTACGGAGTGAAGACGCTTTATCCTGAACTCGCTTGTCGAGTTATGGGCTAGAGAATATTATAAACGGGTGGCGTGAGAAATTGCGCCACTGCTTAATATAAACTTAAAAAATAGGAGATAACCATGTGTCCACAATCAGAATCAAGTGACAACACGATCAAGTCACCAAAATCGCCAGACGGTGTTCAATACGGACAGTCTTCGGCTGACAAGGTTGCGTTTTATGGGTCTACGCCAATTGCGCAACCATCTGGCGCGACTCAAGCGGCTGTGACTGACGCCTCTGGCGGAACAGCAGCAGCAACAAACGGAATTTTAACCCTCACTGGTACTTATAACAGTGCAATTATTGCAAACGCCATCGCGACCCTTGCGGCCCAAGGTAATGCTTTAAGAAGTGCTTTAGTAAGTCTCGGCTTGATTGCAGGGTCTTAGAAAATGAAAATTCTCGTTGCCATTCCAGTTTATGACGGAAAACTTCAAGTTCAAACAGTCAAATGCTTACTTGAGGAACAATTTATTGCAACAGCGAATGGCGACGAGCTTATTGTCAGATTTTTGCCCTCTTGCTCTCATGCGGCAATGGGCAGAAATCAACTAGCTCAAGACTTCATGGAATCAGATTGTGATCGTTTGGTGTTTTTAGACGCTGACGTCACTTTCGAGGCTGGTGATCTCGTAAAGATTGCTCACTTCAAAGAGGACTTTGTCGGTGGCGCTTATCGATTTAAACTTTCAAGCGAGAGTTATCCGGTCGGCTGGAATCTAGACAATAAAGACTTGGTGGCTACAGAAAGCGGCTTGCTTGACGTTTGGTCGTTGCCTGCTGGGTTCATGTCTTTATCGAGAAAAGTATTTGAAAAACTAAAAGAAAAATATCCAGAAAGAGAATATGAGCATTTCGGAAAAAAGGCTCATTGTTACTTTCAAATGGCGTTTTTAGACGGCAACCTTTACGGCGAAGACTCGCTCTTTTGTAAAGAATGGCGCGACCTTGGCGAGAAGGTTTATTTATATCCAGAACTAAAGCTCACACATTGGGACTTCAACAGGCCCTATGAGGGGCAAATAGGCAATTGGTTAAGAAATAGATAACAACTTGGGGCTGGTTATGAGACGGCTCCCATTTAAAAAAAGGAAAAATAAGTGAAAAATAAATCATATCCAGCTTGGGTTTATCATAAAGACGGGCGCTCAAAGATCATCAAATCGGAATCAGAAGAGCATCCAGAATGGCTCGACACGCCAGCAAAATTTGAAAAGCAAGACGTTGAAAAGCACGTCGAGAACGAGATAATCAGCGAAGGCGAAACGCCAGACCAATCGCATGACAATGAGGAATCAATTGATTTAAAAAGTCTCTCTAAAAAAGAACTGGCCGCTTTATGCGAAAAGCGCGGAATTGTTTTCGATTTAAGAGCAAAAAAAGGCGATTTGATCGAGCTTTTATCTTAGAAAAAGGTGATTTATGACTGTCAGAGAGTTGATTAAGAAATCCGCGGTTTTGGCTGGAATCATTGACCCAAGCGAGACAATGTCTGCCGACGAGAGCAGCGACGGCCTCACTTCATTAAATGAAATGATCGACTCATGGTCAAACGACGGGCTTTTGTTGTATAAATACGAACAAAGCTCTTTAGCTTTCACGTCTGGCGAGTCTTCAAAAGCTTACTCTCAAACCCCTGAACACATTCAAAGTGCAATGCTAGTTTTGCCTAATACAAGTCCAGCGGTTGAGACAGAAATCGGAATTTTATCACCTAAAGAATGGTCTGAGTTAAAAACAAAGGCTTTGACTGGACAAATTCAAAAAATATTCATTCAAAGAACGGCCACCGGCGCAAATATACTGCCTTGGCCTGTTCCCGACGCGAGTATGACTGTCAATTTATATAGATTGACCGCTCTTTCGTCATTCTCAACTCTTGATGATGCGATCTCGGTTCCTGCTGGTTATATTCGTGCAATCAGATATAACTTGGCGATTGAACTCTCTCTCGAATACGGAAAAGAAATAAATCCGAGAGTCGATAAAGTGGCAGGCGAGTCTCTGGGAGATTTAAAAAGACAAAATATGAAACCCTTGCTTTTGAAATCAGATGCCTTTGCAATGAGCAGAGGAAAGAGTTTCAACATAACAACAGGAAACTAACTCAATGAAGTTTGAAGGATTTATCGGACCATCTTACAATTTGCCAGATAAGAGCATAGACGCTCAACGTCTTGTGAATATGTATCTTGAGATCGTTGAGTCTGGCAAAGGTAAAGAGGAACAACTCGCTTTTTTTAAAAATACTGCTGGCCTTGAGAAGCTTTTCGACGTCGGCTCCGGTCCGTTTCGACTAATACACTTGGACGGACTTGAATCAGACGACGGCTCTTATTTTCAGCTTGACCGAATATTTATCGTTAGCGGTCCAGAAGTTTATAGACTTTACTATGACAGAACCGCCGGCTGGAATAAGCTATTGTTAGGAACTCTTGGAACATCGAGCGGTCCTGTTTCTGCAGCTTCATCAGATCAAAGCTATGGCGCGACAGTTTTTGTCGACGGAAGCTCTGAAAATTACGTTTACTCAAAAACAGGAACATCAACAGAGACTTTTCAAACATTCACAGCGGCAGGCTATTCGCCAGTAGCGAGAGCGCATCAAGTCGTTTGGATAGATGGATATTTTGTCTTCATTGTTAAAAATTCAAATACTTTTTATGTGTCTGGCTGGAATACCCTCTCAGTTTCCGCACTTGATTTCGCAACAGCAGAGGGTAATCCGGACAGCATTGTTTCGGTCGTAACAAATAATCGAAACTTGTGGATGATGAACAAAAGAACGATTGAAATTTACGTCAACACCGGAAATGCTGATTTTCCTTTCGAGCGAGTTCAGGGCGGCTTTATAGAAAACGGTTGTTTAGCTGCTTTTAGCGTTGCCAAAATAAACGGCGTCGTCATTTGGCTTGGCCGCGACGAGAAAGGGCGAGGCATTGTCAATGCAGCATCGGGCGCCAATCATCAAAGAATTTCTACACACGCAATAGAGCAAGCAATAAAGGGCTATTCTGACGTAGAAAGCGCTACGGCATACGCCTACCAAGACGGCGGCCATTATTTTTATGTTTTAAACTTCGCCGAGGCGACATGGTGTTATGATTTATCAACTAAAACATGGCACGAAAGAGCCTATTTGAACGGCTCAACGCTTCAAAGGCACCGAGTTGAATGTCACGCATTTTTTCCATATTTAGGAATTCATCTTGTCGGCGACTATCAAAACGGAATTCTCTACAAATTCAATGACGCAAAAAATACCGACAACGGCGACGAAATTAAGCGCCTGAGATCGTTTCCGCATATTAGCAAAGAAAGCAAATTTTTATTTCACAAAATGCTCCATATAGACATGAAAACAGGCGTCGGACTAGACGGAGACATAAGTCAACTTGGATATGACCCCAAGATAATGATGCGATATTCTGACGACGATTGCAGAACGTGGTCAAACACAAGAGAAGCAAGCCTTGGAAAGCTCGCCAAAAATTTGACTCGCGTAATTTGGCGAAGACTCGGAAAATCTCGAAATCGCGTCTATGAAATCTCAATGACAGACCCAGTTGATTGCATAATATCGAGCGCAAACATCGAGGTCGAGGTAGGTAAAAGCTAATGTCTTCGATAAATAACTTTTATTTAAAACCGCCAGAGAGAGAGCCAATTTCCGACAATTCAGGAGTGGTGAACTATAGCTGGCAGGCATTTTTTCGTAAAATCGGCGAAATATTGAAGTATTTAGGGTTTGAAACGAGCTTTAAAATTGTAAACAACACTAGCTCGGCGGCAGACATTACTTATTTGAAGCTCGACAAGCAATTCACATCGGTAGCAATAATTGATTATTTTATTCAGAGAATAACTTCAAGCGTGGAGCTCAATCAAAGCGGAACACTTCACGCGGTTTATGAACACAGCTCGGCGACTTGGAATTTGAGAGAATACGGAACAGCAGGACCCGACTCCGCTGGAATTACATTCTCAATCACTTCAAGCGGTCAAATTCAATATACGTCGTCGAATATTGCAGGAACAGAGACAATTTCTCGGTTGATTTACAGAAAACGCGAGTTGGCCGGCAAGACAAGCGTTTACTCTAAAATGGGTTAAACTTGATTTTTTTATCGCATAGGGGTTAGAATGAAAAAAAGACGGGGTGAAAATGTTCGAAATTGAGCCTTTAATCTCGAAAATTGAGCAATCCAGCGAAGAAGATCGAGAGAGAATCATACAACAGCTAATATTTGAAGCTGAAAAAAACATGATTGCGTCTGACAATCAAATTGAAATTCCACAAACAGATCATTTTTCTAAAGGCGTTTATGCGAGAGAGATCAGGGTTCCGAAGGGAGCTTTTGTTGTCGGAAAAATTCACAAATTCGAAAACTTAAACATTCTCAGTCAGGGCGAAATGACGGTTTTCTCTATCGAGGGAATTAAAAGAGTCAAGGCGCCGGTTACAGTTGTTTCGCCGGCTGGCGTGAAAAGGCTCGCTTTTGCTCATGAAGACTGTGTCTGGACAACCATTCACGGGACAAAAGAGCGCAACGTCGAGAAGATCGAGAAAAAATTCATTGCCAAAAGTTACAATGAAGTGAAAAAATTAAGCTTTAAAGATAAATTTATTCTAAGGTGGTGTAAATGGCTTGGGTAGCAGCAGCAACAATCGGCGGCTCAGTAATCGGCGGCTTAATTCAAGGCGACGCCTCAAAAAGAGCGGCGAACACACAAGCAGATGCCGCGAACAGAGCGACCGACCTACAATGGCAACAATACGAGCAAGCAAGAAAAGATAACCAGCCATATAGAGAGGCCGGCATTTCCGCTCTAGACAGATTGCTCGGTCGCTCGCCAGATTACACGCTAAACCAAGAAAAGATTGCGCAACTTGAGAATCGCTTAAAGGGAATCAATGAGGGCCAATCATATTGGTCAAATTTGCTCAAGTCTGGCGGCGCTTTCGGTGGAAATCAAAGCGCCACTTGGCAGGCAAATCTAGACTCTCACAACGCAGACGCGGCAGACGTTCAAAAACAACTCGATGAGTTACGAGGCGGAGTCAGCACTCAAGTCGTGAAATCACCGTCAGATATTGCAAAAGGCATAATCGGCGACGACATAGGTTATCAATTCAGACTTGATCAAGGAAACAAGGCGATCAATGCAGCCGCATCAGCTAGAGGTCGCGCCGTTTCTGGTGCGGC